TTGCTCGTTCATTTTCTTTTCCTTTCTGCCCTGCCATCGTCAGCACTGGTGGGGCGGTTCCAGTGGACCCCCGAAGGGGTTTCGGCTGTTGGGTGAGTCCCTGCTTTTCATGTCCTACTGCCTCCTTACGCTGTAGCGGTTTCGATGTCCTGGGATCCACGGGAGCGGAATGCCTGACTGCCGTACTTGGTGCGGATTTCCGCCATGGAGGACTTGCCACGATACCAGCGGGAACCGGCCTCGGCGTGGTGCCAGTACCATTTGCCCTTGCTCTTGGACCACTTGCAGCCAGCTGCCTTGAGCTTGTCCTTGTTGGCTTTGGTGTTGCCACCGATCCAGAGCCAGGACCCGCAGAGCTCAATCTCCAGGCCGTCAAGGCGGAGCAGGATGTCCAGGATTTGGCGGAACTCTTCGGCGGTCTCGGTGGTGGCTTTGGTCTTGCCGGTGGTGTCGGCCTGGGCCTGGGCGTTGTGTCGGCACTTGAGGATTTCGAAGAGCGTGTCATGCTCTCTATTGATCTCCTGCATGGCCTCGGTGCTGCCGCCACAGTCTGGGTGGTACTGCATGGCCAGACGGCGATAGGCCTTCTTGAGCTCGTCCAGGGTCTTGATATTCTCGAAGTATTTCATGGGGTGTTCTCCTCTCACTATTTTTTGGTGGGGTGGGGCTTTTGAGGGTGCCCCGCCAGAACCTTTAAATCTTATGGGATCAGACGATCTCATAGAAACCACCGATAGCCTCGATGCTCCAACCTTTGGATTCGCAAACCCTGATTGCGTCTTCCTTAGTAAAGGTCTTGCCGGGGAAGATGTGGTTGAGACCATTTCTATTCTTTAGGCGCTGCATGATGAGGAAGCGCTGCTCGGTGCGACCTCTGTAATTTTCAAGTTCCTCGATAACGACTTTCATTGCTTTCTCCTTTCCGGCCTGCTGGCCTTTCTTGGTTGGCTGTCGTTTAGCTTGGCTTTATGATAGCACGTTGTAACGTGCAAAGTCAAGCCATGATACTGACCAAAAGGTGGGGCTGCGTTTTGTGCAAAATATACACTTTACAACGTGCTGAGCACTATGTACCATAGTAATTAGAATTGGAGGTGATCCGATGAACGAGGAACGCAAGGTATCTGCAGCAAAGAGGGCCAGCAACGATAAATGGGATGCGGAGCATATGGCATATCAAACGGTTAAGGTTCGGCGGGAGCTGCTGGAGGAGTTCCGCGTTGCCTGCAAGCTGCGAGGGGATCCCGTTAACGCTGTGCTGCGGAGAGCAATGGAGGACTACGTAGAGCAGGCAAAGACTGCGCCAGGACAGCAGAAAGAGCAAGAGTAGGGAACAGACAAGGGGCAGGTATAATGCCCCGCAGAGAGCAACACAAGAGGCCTGGAGAGGGGCAGCATACCCCCCTTCCGGGCCTCTTTTCCATCTAAGATATTAGACACATGTCGAAAAAGATTGAGGGAAATATTTTAAAATAAATTTCGAAAAGCCCCCTTTTCGGAAACCCTGGAATGTATAATTGATTCATACCCTTAGATTGGGAAAAGTCTAGATTTGCTAGATTTCTGGAAGGGAGGTAAACCAAATGGCACAGACAAGAAAAGTGGAATCCGCTGAAAAGCTGATGAAATATATAGATGATTTCATCAAATACTGCGAGGAAAACGGTGAAATCCCTTCCAACTATAACCTCTGTAAATTCCTGTCGGTGAGTGCTGCGACACTGAGTAGGTATGAGGCGGGGGATGGGAATTATAAAGGATACGAAATCCCATTCAAAAACCTGCGGCAATACAGAGAGCACCGGCTGCTGAGTATGCTAGAGGGCGATCCCAAGAAAGCTGCTGCGGCAATCTTCCAGCTGAAACAGCCATTTAATGGCGGCTATGTGGAGTCCACGCAGCAGGTAGACCAGGGCGCAACCGTTACCCTCAAGATTGAGGGAGTGGGCGGAGTGGACGCCTTCAAGTAGCAATTACAGACTGCTTGCTATGCAAGCAAGTGCAATCCATTGCAGCACAACGGGTTGCGGCACTGCTACAGAGATATTACAGTATGCAGCAGGCCAGGGCAATCAAGCAGGCCTGCCTGCCGGGGTGGCTGGGTGCAATAAGACAGGTCCGCCCCGGGGGTGGGGGTGGTGTGGCGCTGGCTGGTTTCGAGGTGTACCCCCCCCTACCCCCCTACCTACCTACCAGGGGGGTGTGGCGGAAAAAGTGGGGGCTGGTTTCCAGCAGGGGGTGTATAAGACAACCCCCATCCTCCAGACTCTCCTCTCTAACATAGCTATCTATGATAACTATACAGGGGGTACCCGGAAAATCAGGGGGCACCTAGAAGGAATGGGTCCCCAGGGTGAAATAGAAATCGGGCTGTGTGGAAGGCACACAAGGCGGGTTCAAGCCCCGGAGGCCCGAAGCAGTTCTTGGGTGTTCTACCTCCTTTCGAGTGGGGGCAAAGGAAGACAGCCTTTGCCTCCCTCAAATCGTCCGGCAGGTGCAAAGCCTGGTTCGATTCCAGGCCGGGCGGCCAACCCCGAAAGGGGAATATCAAACAGAAAGGAAGTGAATTCTCTCCTTCGCTGCTTCCTTTCACATGGTTTGGTAACACATTGTCTTGTATGCTCTTTCGAGCTACCCGGCTCGCGGGCAAAGCCGGGGAAAACCCGCGACATGGCCCGAGGATTTAGGGCCATATATGCCGAATCTCAGAAAGGCCCTCACTATCCGAGGGTGTCAGGTCGCGCCTGACGTTCGGCAGTGCGTGGAAAATTTATGGCGGATTTTTCTTGCATGACGCTCCGGAAAGACGGAGAGCGGGTGGACCCGGTTGCCATACGGGTTCTCCCCATTTGCCCCTGTAGCTTTGACGGTAAAAGCGCTTTTTGCAGGATTCTGGTTCGAGTCCAGACGGGGGTAGCGTGCCGACGCGTGAGAAAACGGCTGGGCGTGGCGGGGCCTGTAGGGACAGAATCCGCCAATAAGGTTCTCTATCTCAAGAGGAAGAGATCCCGGCTCATAACCGGGCATATCCTGGTTCGAGGCCAGGGGGAACCACCAGAACACGGAATATGGAGCAGGAGGGAGCATGGACAGAGACACGATACAGAGGATCCAGGCCCTTCTGAAACGGGATGGGCGTGTGGAGCTCATTTCCGGGCCCAACGGGACGGTGAAGGTTGTGCAGATCAAGCGCAAGGTTGTTCTGGAGGGTAAACTTACAGACGAATAGAGACCTCCCTGGGAATGGCTGGGGAGAAGGACCGAACGGGGTCAACTTGTTGGAATTTCCGACAGGTTGGCCCCGTTTTTGCGTTTGGAGGTGAGGAGAGACGGCACGGCGAAGGATGAGCAAGGTCCAGAAGAAGGACGTTGTCTGGGACCCCGGAGAGGCAAACCAGAAGCAGAAGCTGTTCTATCTCTCCCGAACCACCTATACCGCTTACGGCGGGGCCAAGGGCGGCGGCAAGACCCATGCCGTTCGCATCAAGGCTGTGGGTGGAGCCATTGCCAACCCGGGCATCAAGATCCTTATCATGCGTCGGACCTACCCGGAATTGGAAGAGAACCACATCCGGCCCATTGTGAAGATGGTGCCGCCTGCGCTGGCCTCCTACAACGCCACCACCCACCTGATGACCTTTCACAACGGAAGCACCATCAAGTTCGGCCACTGGAGCGGCGACGCCTCGGAGGATGAGTACAACGGCCTGGAATATGACTGGATTTTCATCGACGAGGCCACGCAGTTTTCCGAGCGGAGTTTTAACTTCCTGGGTGGCTGCTTGCGCGGCGTGAACCAGTTTCCGAAGCGAATGTACCTTACCTGCAACCCCGGCGGCGTCGGCCACCGGTGGGTGAAGCGGCTGTTCATTGACCGGCAGTTCAAGCAGAACTGCGACAACCCGGAGGAGAACGAGAATCCGGAGGATTACACCTTCATCCCGGCGACGGTGGAGGACAACTATCACCTGATGGCCTCTTCCCCGGGGTATGTGCGGATGCTGGCAAACATGCCGGAGGATAAGCGGCGGGCCTACCGGTACGGCGATTGGAACGCCATCGGCGGGAACTTTTTCCCGGAATTCTCTACCGCGACCCACGTTGTACAGCCGTTTCGCATCCCGGAGCATTGGCAGCGGTACCGCAGCTTCGACTACGGCCTGGACATGTTCGCCTGCTTCTGGTGGGCGGTAGACGAAGACGGAAGGTCTTGGTGCTACCGGGAATTCACCCACAAGGGCCTCATTGTCAAAGAGGCGGCAGAGAAGATCCACGAGTTGACGCTGCCGGGAGAGCATGTTTCTGCCACCTATGCCCCGCCGGATATGTGGAGCCGGCAAAAAGACACCGGCAAGACCATGGCGGAGGTGTTCATGCTGAACCAGGTTGGCCTGATCCGGGCGGACAACAACCGGGTGCAGGGACACCTGATGATGAAGGAAGCGCTGGCCCCAAGGCCGCTGCGCGACCCCTATGTGCAGGCTATGTTCCGCCGGGAAGACGGGACGGTGCCGGACAAGCTGCCGGGGCTTATGTTCTTCGATGTCTGCAAAGAGGTTATCGGGGATATCCAGGATATCCAGGCGGACGAGAAGAACCCCAACGACTGTGCCAAGGACCCCCACGAGGTGACCCACACGGTGGACGGTGTGCGGTATTACTGCATTTCCCGTGTGCTGCCTGCCCAGCCGGAAAAGGACGGGAAGAAGGTTGTCCTGTATGACGATGACGAGGACAGCATGGAGAGCTACGAGGAGTTCATGGTAGGAAGCGGGGCCCCAAGCCCCAGCTATCTTGCGTTGTGAGGAGGACACTATGGAAACCATTCTGTTTGGCATCGGAACTGCGCTTGCCCTTGTGTGTTTTGTCGTTCTGCTGGTGCTGGAGCACAAGAACGAAAAGCACCTGGATGAGTTGAGCACGCGCCTGGCCAGCATCTCCCTTAAAGTGCGAAGCCTTGAGAAGAAGGTAGAACACTTGGAACAGGTTTGGAAAGCGGAAGAGGGTGACCGAGAGACCCGGAAGAGACAGGAGGAACTGCTGTTTACCGGGATCAACAACATCCTCAATTACGACATGAACGCAGCCAGAAAGGCAGGCGGTGACGATGCCTAAGCGAGAGAAAAAGCCGGACACTTCGGGCCTGAATACCTACTCCCTGGGGAAGGAGAGCAAGTTGCCGGACTGCGGGACGGCGTGGAAGTTGTACGAGCGAGGACTGGACTTCAACTCCAGCATCAATTTGGAGGACACTGTCCGCGTCAACGAGAACTTCTTCATCGGGAAGCAGTGGGAGGGCGTGATTTCCAACGGGCTTCCCACTCCCGTGTTCAACTTCCTCAAGAGGGTGTGCTGCTTTACGGTGGCGACCATCACCAGCGACAACATCAAGGTCAACGCTTCCCCGCTGTCTGCGACGCCGAACACCACGTCGCTTGTGGAGCCGGTTCGGATTATCAACGAGGAACTGGACGCGCTAACGGAACTGAACAACATCCCGTCGCTGATGCGTGAGTTCGCCAGAAATGCCGCTGTGGATGGGGACGGGTGCCTTTACACCTGGTGGGACCCGGACGCAGAGACCGGGCAGGACGCCAAGGGGTGCATCCGAACCGAGATTGTAGAGAATCTCCGGGTCCATTTCGGCAACCCCAACGACCGGGATGTGCAGAGCCAACCGTGGATCATTCTGGAGCGGCGGGAGATCATCTCCGCAGCCCAGGCAGAGGCCAAGGAGAACGGCTTCGAGACCTGGCGGAACATCGGCGGGGACGGTGACAACACCAACCCGGACGCAGCCAAGGAGACCACGGACAAGGTGACCACCATCCTGCTCTTTTGGCGGGACACCAAGACCCGCCACATCTGGGCGTACAAGTGCGCCCGGGGCTCCTCCATCCGGGAGCCGTGGGACTTGGGGATCAAGCTGTATCCCATTTCCTGGCTGAACTGGGATTACATCCAGGACTGTTTCCACGGGCAGGCCATGATTACCGGTCTGATTCCCAATCAGATTTTCGTGAATAAGCTCTGGGCCATGTCGCAGCTGTCCCTGATGACCACGGCATTTCCCAAGGTCGTGTACGACGCGACCAGGGTCGGAAAGTGGGATAACCGGATTGGCGCTGCCATCGGGATCCAGGGCGGCGACGTGAACAACGTGGCCAAGATCATTGACCCGGCCAGCATCTCCCCGCAAATCTCCCAGTTCATTGAATTGGCGGTGGAGGAGACGGAGCAGAGTTTGGGCGCAACATCCGTTGCCCTGGGCGACACGCGGCCTGACAACACGTCGGCCATCATCGCCTTGCAGCGGGCTGCCTCCACCCCGTCGGAGATTACAAAGCAAAACCTGTATAAGTCCATTGAGGACCTATACAGGATCTACATCGAGTTTATGGGCGAGTATTACGGCAAACGGTATGTAGACATGACCACGCCGGAAGAAGTCCGGCAGGTCTACGACTTCATTGGACAGGAGACCCCAGCAGAGATTCCGATGCAGTTCGACTTTTCCCAGCTGAAAGACATGCCCATGCACATCAAACTGGACATTGGAGCCAGTTCCTACTACTCGGAAATCGCCTCCATCCAGACGCTGGACAACCTGTTGAAGATGGGGAAGATCGACACCATCCAGTACCTGGAGCGCATTCCCGACGGATACATCCCAGGACGGAGAGAGCTTATCAATGAACTGAAAGAGCAGCAGAGAAACGCCATGGCTATGCAGGCGCAGATGCAGCAGGGCTCCCCCCAGAACCCCGGCGGGGCCCCGGTGGCGGGAGACACCACAAAGGACGAGATCCCGACGGGAGGCGGATACTCTGCCTTGCAGAGAAAGGTCAACGAGACCGGGACCACCGCAGGGATGGTTTGACCGAATGGGAGGTGCCACATGACGGAATGGGAAGTGGTTGGAGTCATTGTGGTCCTCGTTGGCCTCGTGATTTCCGTTGCCGGTCCAATGGTGAAGCTGAATTCCACCATCACGAAGCTGACGGTGCAGGTGGCGAACTTCACCCAGGGATTGGAGGAATTCAAGGACCGATACAAGGACCAACTCAAGGAGTTTAAGGACGTACACGAAGACATTTACGAAAAGGTGGACGATCACGAGCACCGCATTACGGTGCTGGAGGAAAGGAGGGAGGACCGATGAGCGAGAAATGGAAGCTCTGGTGGAAGGCTGCCGGGGTGCGGGCCATCAAGACCATGGCAGAAACCGCCATTGCCACCATCGGAGCGGCGGCGGTGCTGTCTGCGGTGGAGTGGCCGGTGGTTCTGTCGGCCACCATCCTGTCCGGCGTTCTGTCCCTTCTGGTCAGCGTCAAGGGCCTGCCGGAAGTGAAGACGGGAAGTTAAGACGAATGTGAAATGTTGCAACGAAACTTAAGTTTGACGCAAGTTTCAAGCAAGTTTGTGCAGAGATTCGGAGGAAATTAACTCAATGAACTTGAGAAAATGCCTTCTCACAAAGAATGAGTGTTACCAGCGCGGGGTGAAAATCAACCCCGTCGGCGTCATGGTTCACAGTACCGGGGCAAACAATCCGTGGCTGAAACGCTATGTCCAGCCAGATGATGGCCTGCTGGGGACCAACAACAACGGGAACCACTGGAACCGGTATCGCCCTGATGGCCGCCAGGTTTGCGTCCATGCTCTCATCGGTAAATTGGCAGACGGAGGCATTGCCACCTACCAGACCCTCCCCTGGAATTATAGGGGCTGGCACAGCGGCCAGGGCAGCAAGGGCAGCGCAAACAATATGGGCTATATCGGGTTTGAGATCTGCGAGGACGGCCTGAGCGACGGGGTGTATTTCGCCAAAGTGTACCGCGAGGCCGTGGAGCTGACCGCCTACCTGTGCAAAATGTTCGGGTTCAACCCCCTGGCAGACGGCAAGGTCATCTGCCACAGCGAGGGCCACAAACGAGGCATCGCCAGCAACCATGCCGATGTAATGCACTGGTTCCCGAAGCACGGAAAAAGCATGGACACCTTCCGCGCCGACGTAGCAGCGGAGATGAACAAAACCACCACAGAGGAGGACGAGGACGTGGACATCAACAAGCTACTCCAGGACATGACGGACGAGCAGGCCTACCTGTTTTACCAGAAGGCCGTCCAGCACATGGTGACCCTGCCGGAGCCGGAGTGGTCCCAGGAGGAGGGGGCCTGGAAGAAGGCCAAGGAAACCGGTGTCATGGACGGCACCAGCCCGGAACGCCCCCTGAAACGGGACGAGTTCGCGGCGGTGCTGAACCGGAAGGGGCTGCTGTGATGGACGTGACCATCCACAACCCGGACAACATCCCCGAGGAGATTGTGCAAGCGGCCATTGCCATGATGGAGCAAGAGGAACGGCGGCGCGTGGTGGAAATCTCCATCCGCCGCACCGGCAATCCCGACGAATACGGGATCACTCCCGTTTTTGAAAAGGTGCCCTTCCAGAGGATCCGGCGGATTACCGGTTACCTGGTGGGAACTCTGGACCGGTTCAACAACGCCAAGCGGGCGGAAGTGGAGGACCGGGTGAAGCATACAACCAACTGACCGCAAACCAGCGGAAACATAAATTGGGCCACCCATGCCCAATAGGAGGAACTACACATGGACGAACTGACTGTAAACACCATTCCTGAAAGCACCGAAAGCGTGACCGAAGCGCCCGCCCATGACCCTGATGACTGGTCCGATATTGACTTTTCGGACCTGGAGATTTTGGACGGAGACACCGAGACCGGCGAGGAGACGCAGGAGGGTGAGACGCAGGATGAGACTGTGGAACCGGACGCAAACCAGCAGGAAGGGGAAGCAGAGACCGAAGCGGCCAACGAGCCCACAACCGAAGCGCAGGAGCAGACTGACAGATCGGAAGAGGCAGACCAGCCGGAACTGATCGAGCTGAAACACCTGGGCCAGACGGTGCGGGTAACCCCGGAGCATCTGATCGCCTATGCCCAGATGGGTCTGGACTACCAGCGAATCCGGGAGGACCGGGACGCAGCGCGGAAAGAGGTGAAACGGCTTTCTCCCATGGAGAAGGAAGTGGAGCGTCTTTCTGCCATGGAGACCTTTCTCAAGGAACTCGCTGCGCCCCAAGGAATCTCCGTTGAGGACCTGATCGACGGGGCACGGGCCGAGGTGCTGGCCAAGAAAGAGCACCTGAACAAGGACGTTGCCCTCCAGAGAATCAAGCTGGACCGAGAGAGAAAGGCCTTTGAGGCCCAGAAGGACCAGCAGCAGAAAGCAGCCCAGGAAAAAAGCCAGGAGGAAGCGAAACGGCAGGAGCAATTTCTGCGGTTTGCTCGAACCTATCCGAAGGTGAAACCAAACGACATCCCCAAGGACGTGTGGGACGCCTTCAAGGATGGCGAGGACCTGGTGAACGCCTATGCCCGATTCGAGAACCGGGAACTCAGGGAGAAAGTCTCCAAGCTGGAAAGCCAGCTGGAGACGGCAAAGAAAAACAGCGAGAACAAACGACGGTCCGCAGGAAGCCAGAGAAGCGCGGGCAGCGCCAGTGAAATGGACGAGTTTGACCGCGCCTGGTACGACGGGACCTGATTGCCCCCTGACCTGAATTTGGGGGCAGGAAGGAGAAAATGACTATGGCTACCATCAATCTTGCCACCAAATATGAGAAGAAGCTGGACGAGCGCTTTAAGCAGTCCTCTCTGACCGATGCCTATGCAGGCAAAAGCTATTCCTTTGAGGGCGTGAACGCCATCAAGATCTGGACCATTGACCAGGTGCCCATCACCGACTATAACCGGAACGCCTCCGCCAGCCGGTTCGGCACCATCAATGAACTGGGCGATACCGTGCAGACCCTGGTGATGACCCAGGACAAGGCATACACCTTCGCCATCGACGCGGGGAACGCCGGCGAGCAGTTCAACATCAAGCATTGCAACGCCGTTTTGAAGCAGGTTTGGGACGAGCAGGTGGTCCCCGAAGTGGATAGATATCGGTTCTCCACCTGGTCCAGCGGCGCGGGCATTGTGACCGCCGGGGCCGCCCTGACCAAGGACACGGTGATTGAGGCCCTGCTCACCGGCCACGCGGCCATGAGCAACAAGCGGGTGCCCAAGGGAAAGGCCCGGGTGACCTTCATCTCCGAGACCCTGGCAATCCAGACCAAGCTGGCCACCAACCTCCAGAACAACGAGAAGTACACCACCGGGGCCATTCTGAACGGCCAGATTGGCGTGATCAACGGCTCCCCCATTGTGGCGGTGCCTGACGATCTGCTGCCTGCCGGCGTTTCCTTCCTCATCAAGTACAAGGGCTCTACGGTGGATCCCATGAAGCGGAAGGTGCTGCGGGTGCAGACCCATCCCCTGGGCTTCGACGCCGACATCGGCGAGGGCCGGTACATCCACGACAGCTTTGTGCTGGGCCAGAAGATCAACGGCCTGTATGTGTACGGGGCCACCGCTAGCGTGACGGCCACGCCCACCATTGAGATCGCATCCGGCGGCCAGGTTACCCTGACTTCCTCCGGGGCGACCAAGATCTATTACACCCTGGACGGCACCAACCCCAAGAATTCGGACACCGTTCAGACCTACGATTCCGGCAGCAAGCCCAACGCCCCTGCCGGGACCGTGGTGAAGGCATACGCGGAGACCACCAGCAAGTTGAATTCTGGCGTTGCTGAGACCGTCAGCGCAGGCTGACCGACACCCATAACGGGGTGGGAGGGACCACCTCCCGCCCCGTTTCCATAAAGGAGGGAACCGACTATGCCCGCACCTACCACAACCGCCCAGCGCGTGTTTGACATTACCATGGGCCTGATCGACGAGGTCAACGAGAACTCCGGGGAGACGGACACTGCCGACACCAGAGAATACAAGGTGCGGACGCTTCTGATCCTGAACGCGCTGCGGGGTGAACTGTACCCCTACAGCGACACCTACGATGTGGAGACGGCAGGAGAGCGCCCCATTGTCTCGGTGATTCAGGACTTCGACACCCCCATCGACCTGGACGATTACATTTGCCAGAGCGTGATGCCCTACGGCCTGGCGGCACACCTGCTGCTGGACGAAAACCCGGCCTCGGCCAGCTTCTTCCAGCAGCGATATGAAGAGCTTCGAAACAACCTTTCCAAGGGCCTGCCGAAAACGGCGGAGGCAATCACCGACTGTTACGGCGTCGGCTTCGAGTACAACGAATTTTCCAGGTGGTGATGCAGCATGGCAGAAATCAAGGCAAGCAGCGACGAGAAGGTGTTTCGGATTCAGGAGTTCTTTGGCCTGAATGAAAACGCCGACGGGGACACGAAGCTGAAACTGGGCGAGGCTTCTGTCATGCGGAATTTCAAGGTCACCAGAGACAGGAGCCTGCAAAAGAGACCCGGCATGGAGATGGTCGGGAGCATGACCCCGGATCACATCATCACGTTAGATAATTTGACGGAGCCGATCATTACGGACAACGACGGAACTGCCGAGGCGGTTGTGTATCCGTATGTCAATCTAAACGGAACCACCATTGTTGGCTTGGGGACTCCAGTAACGATAGACAGCAATGACGCAGCAAATGGAGATTATGACAACTGGTTCTATCAGGCGGAAGACGGAACCTGGTATAAGCTATACGATGCGACCTTTTCTTCGGACGGAATCTATCCCATCTACTGGAATATGACGAAGCTGGAGACAGAATCCATTTCCTTTTCGGACACAAAAGTAAAGGATTTATGGATCGGGAACACAGACGGGATAAAAAAAGTATACGGATGGATTGATGACACCCTAATTCTTGTGTGGCAAGAAGATGTTGGTTTTTTATTCCGCGCAATGGACCGCCTGAATCGTTCCGATTCGCAAAAAGAAGAGTTTCCAAACGTATCTCTGTTCGGATTTGAAAACAAGTTTTGGGTAATTAACGGGATGAATTTGTGGCAATGGATTGAAAGCGATATGGAATTGTCCGGATTGTCCTATGTGTTTGGCGGGATTTTAGAGCATCCTGAAAACACCTATGCGCCAGTGATTGCTGTTTCCATTCCATCCTATTCTTCCGGAGAGGCAAGCCCAGGCACAGGGACTACATTGCAACGACCCAACTTACTGAATCGCGTCGTGCGCGTTTGGCTCTCTCCGGGCGGCGGGAATCGTTTTGACCTACCAGGCGAGAACCTGCCCACTACCCTTGCGGGGTATGGTGTAAAAAACCTTGTAACGGGGGAATATATTGGAAATTTCAACGTCACAAGGAATGACAGCACGGGTGTTACGACGATTATTCTAAACGGAGACATCGTCGAAGGCGAAAATGTATACGAGGTTATTTATTCTGCGTTTGGAACACAGGCAACGGGTTTCGGATCGGGCTCTCCTTTTCGCGGGATGTCTCAGATCGAGTTCTATAACGGAACGACAGATGCCAGGGTTTTCTATTACGGGAATGGGACCAACAAGGTATACTACTCCGATTTCGACGAAAACGGCGTTCCAAGGGCAGACTATGTCCCCGACCTGAATGTTATCTCCGTTGGGACAAGCAGCACACCGGTAACGGGGCTTATTCGCCACTACTCCCGGTTGATCGCCTTTAAGGAAGACGAAACCTATTCCATCCAGTACGGAACCATTACCCTGCCGGACAACACCACCACGGCGGCTTTTTACTGCACACCAGTCAATAAGCGGATCGGCAACTCTGCCCTTGGACAGGTCCGCCTTGTGCTGAACGCGCCATTCTCCCTTCATGGCAACGACGTGTACGAGTGGAGAAATACGGCAGCCTACTCCAGTAACTTGACCATTGACGAACGGCAAGCGAAAAGAATCTCTGACCGGGTGTATTCGACGCTTTCCACCTTTGATCTGTCGAAGTGTTATTGCTACGACGATAACGACCATCAGGAGTATTACATCTGCTATGACAAGAAAGCGTTGGTGTACAACTATGCGGCAGATGTCTGGTACTACTATACAAACTTTGACGTAACTTGCATGGTGAACATTGACGGGGAGTTGTATGCTGGAGATTCCCTTGGAAGGTTCAACCACATTTCCAGAGAATACCGAACAGACAACGGGACAGAAATCACCGGATACTGGGCCTCCGGATCGGAACCGTTTGACCGGGAGTTTATGCGAAAGTATTCTGCCATGCTTTGGGTGGTGCTGCGGCCGGAACTTCGGTCCCAGGTGACGGTGACGGTGGAGACAGATCGAAAGAGCGACCACGCCAAGAAGGTGGCGGCTTCGTCCTTGATGACTTTTGGGAGCGCAGATTTTCGCCGGTGGTCCTTTAACACCAACCGAAAGCCGCACACCACGAGATTGAAAATCAAGGCAAAAAAATTCACCTATTACAAGTTGATCCTGGAATACTCCGGGACGAACACCACGGCGACGGTGGTTGCCGCAGATATGCGGATCCGGTACACCGGATACGCCAAGTGAGGAGGGCGAGAGAATGAGCCTGAACCCTTTGAATGAGGATCTAAATATCATTTCCAGTTTGGTGATCCCGGAGTTGGACGAAGACCTCGATGTCATCCAGAAACTGGATGACGAACCCAACGACGTTGGCGGTCTGACGGCGTCGGAACTCAAGGCGGAGTTTGACAAGGCCGGGAATATCATCAAGGACTATATCAACAATGAATTACGCCCCAAACTCTCCGGCACCATTGCGGAAGAAGAAGAGCGGGAGGCTGCCGAAGCGGAGCGCGTTCAGGCCGAGCAGGGCCGTGTGACCGCAGAGGAAGGGAGAGTTTCTGCCGAGGAAGGCCGGGTTACTGCCGAACAGGGGCGGGCCAGTGCGGAGACGCTGCGAGGCCAGGCAGAGACCGACCGGGCGGACGCGGAGGACGAAAGAGTCTCTGCGGAGGAAGGCCGTGTCTCCGCAGAGCAGGCCCGGGTGCTGGCGGAGCAGGGGCGCGTGACCGCCGAACAAGAACGCGTCCAGGCTGAGCAAGAGCGGGAGGAAGCCGAGCAGGCCCGAGAGAACGCCACCACCGGCATTGTGGCCCAGGCAACCCTCCAGGCGCAAGCGGCGGCCCAGTCGGCAGAGGATGCAGCGGCGGCGCGGGACGCCATTGTGGACCTGGAGGTGGCCAGTACGGAACTGCCCGCAGGGTCCACCCCCACGGTGACGAAATCCACCACCAGCACTGGGAACGTACTTCTTACCTTCGGCCAGGTCCCTGGCCCCCAGGGTGTGCAGGGACAGACCGGGCCTCAAGGTCCTGTCGGGCCCCAGGGCGATCCAGGACCGCAGGGGCCGCAAGGCATTAAGGGCGACCCTGGGGACACTGGGCCTCAAGGCTTGCAAGGCCCCCCTGGCGAGAAGGGAGACCCCGGCGCACAGGGCCCGAAGGGCGATCAGGGGGACCCCGGCCCCCAGGGCCCTAAAGGGGACAAGGGGGAAAAAGGCGACCCCGGCGACACCGGTCCGACCGGATCGGAAGGTCCCCAAGGTCCGAAGGGTGATACCGGGGACACCGGACCGGAGGGTCCTATGGGGCCCCAAGGACCCAAGGGAGATACGGGAACCGGGCTGGATATTAAGGGAACCTATGAGAGTCTGGAAGCCCTGCAGGCCGGTGTGCAGAGCCCGGCGCAGGGAGACATGTACAATGTTGGTGCGGCGGCTCCCTACACCATCTACATGTGGGACACCACAGACACCCCGGGCTGGAAGAGCCAGGGGCAGCTGCAAGGCGCAAAGGGCGACCCCGGCCCGCAAGGGCCCAAAGGCGATACGGGCGACACTGGTCCGGAAGGCCCGCAAGGGGAACCTGGACCAAAAGGTGACACCGGGGACCAGGGCCCACAAGGGGACACGGGGCCCCAGGGAGCAAAAGGCGATCCCGGGGCGGCTGCCGGATTTGGCAATGTTTCCGCCACGGCGGATGATGCAACAGGGACGCCCTATGTTGATGTGGAGACATCCGGACCAGACACGGCACTGAACATCTCCTTTGCTTTCCACAACCTGAAAGGATCTAAGGGAGATACCGGGGAGCAAGGCCCTGCCGGGGAAACTGGCCCCAAGGGAGATGCCGGAGACCAGGGGCCGAAGGGGGATACTGGACCGGCGGGAGCAGACGGAGGATATTACTCCCCTGCCGTGGACAGTTCCGGGAACCTGAGCTGGACGCCCAGCAAGAGCGGGATGCCTTCTGTGGACGGCGCTAATATTCGCGGACCCGCAGGCCCTTCCGGTGCAGACGGGGAGCAAGGCCCCGAGGGCCAGCAAGGTCCAGCGGGAGCCAACGCCACCATCAACGGGGTAAATGCCCTGACGCTGGAGGTCACTGGTGGACTGGCGGGAAGCCAGAGCGGAAACACCTACACCATCAGCGGGGCGAACCTAGCAAAAAAGCCGATTCGTAGGACGGTTTTGCTCAATTCCTCTGGATGGAGCGACAATACTCAAACCGTCACGGTTTCTGGTGTTTCTGCATCGGAAACAGCCCAACTCATCACACCTACCCCAGCTATCGCCTCTCAAACCGCGTACTATGAGTCCGGAATCATGTGTACTGGTCAGGGCACAAACAGCTTGACGTTTACTTGTCAGACGGTCCACCCTGAGAATATTGTAGTTTATGTTGTGATTCAGGAGGTGTGATAATGATTGTAAATCCTGCAAATAGTGGCAATGCAGGTGAAAGCCTCCATCCGTTTTTTTGACGATGTAATTGGAAGTGGAGACTCCTACCTCGACATTACCGGCACAGAAGAAGAGATTGATGCGGCGCACAATCTCTCCTTAAAAGCTGACGCCACCATATTTATTGGTCTTGGAAGTATCGTAGAGTACGGAGCGGACGCTGTTTTGTTTGCCAAACTTTGTAACCCTAGGGATTATCGCAACGAATGGACATTTGATTCTTCCGTTTCCTACACAAATAACAATTCGTTAGGTTATGGATCTCCTGACTTTATTGTGGAGAAAACATCTTCCACATCACTAAGGATAAGCACCACTACAAGTTGGGTTACGTTCGGCGATACCGGCGTCGCTTTTAACGGATACTCGATTAAATTTTGAGATGCATTAGGAGGAATTGAACAATATGTATAATTCCAGTTATTTCCAGTGGGGGGGGGGCACTCCCTAACCCTTAACCAAATTGCACAAACCGGAGGTGACAGCTATGATTGTTAATCCGGTTGTGTATGGGGCAGGAGAGGGTAAGGAGCCTGTTTTTGAGCAAGTTTCTTCGAGCAACTATCAAGAATCTAATTATACTATGTCTATTACACTTAGCCATCCATGCAAAGTGTTGACTGGCCTTAGCCTCTGTTTTTCTTCGGTCGATGATCGAGAGACAGTGTATCTTTACTCCTACCCTTCTTATTTTTCCGAGGGTCTTACTGGTTCCGAAGTTAAGGCAACAAATCTAAATTACTCAAATATCACAAAAACCAAGGTGGAGTTCAATGTAATCGGGAACACCATTTCATTCATGCCATCCGTTCCAGTTCATTTGCTCGCCGATTCAATTATATTCGGAGGCGTGTCGTATATCCCGGAGTAAAGCGTCAAGAAAAAAAGAGCCGAGCCATCCTTCGAAAAGACGGGTCGGCGCAGAATCCCGGATTGTCCGGGTGTGGAGCGTGGGGGGTCTCCCAGGTCATTTTACCCTTTGGCAATCCGGCATGTCAACGTTTTTTTTGGGGGGGCTTCCTGTTATGCTGGCATATCCCCGGGAGTAAAATTTTGCCGGTTCTTTCCCCCCAATATATCTATCTCAGACCTTTTTTATGGACCGCGTTCCGAAATTCTGCAAATAGTATATGATATACTATTCGTATAGCCACCCACCGAGTGCGCATAGGGTCCGTGGCTAAATTTCACTACAAAAAGGAGAATACATCATGGAGTATGCAAGCAAAGGAATGGCTGGGGCCGGTCTGGGCCTTGGCATTGCGGGTACCACCCTGGGCATCCTGAACGGCGGCGCTGGTCTGCTGGGCGCTCACATGGCAAACGCAGGTTGCAACACTGCCGCTGCCTGCTCTGAGAACCAGCCGGTGAACCGCTACGAGATGACCCTGACCCAGGCGATTTCCTCCAAGGACGGGTAGATTGCCCTGCTCAAGTCTGAGCGGTACACCGACGAGCGTCTGGTGGAGGTTTACAAGGACCTGAACCGCCAGATCAACGCCGTGAACGAGAAGATCCAGGCCAACCGGGACGAGCAGAACGCCGTGAACTGCCAGCAGGCGGTGTTCAACGGCACCATGACCTCCACCGTGGGCTGCCTCCAGCAGCAGATTGCCTGCCTGCAGAGCCTGACCAAGGTGGTCATTCCCAAGGACAGTGTCTGTCCTGAACCCATGGACCGGTACAACAGCTGGACCGCACCCACCACCGGCGGCGCTGCCACGGCTTGAGGCGACCAGGGAGGGGCGGGGCAACCTGCCCCTTCCTTCTTTTCTGTAAGGAGGGACGAGGATGGAATCCATGGAACAGGTGAAGCGGGGGATCGCCGCCTTCATCGACCGGGAAATTGTGCCGGTGATGCCGAAGTGGAAAGGGATCCTGTTCGCTGCAGGGGCACCCCTGGTCATCGAGCAAAAGGCAAAAGAGCTGCCGGAAAACCCCATCGCCCAGGCGCTGGGGGTGTTCGACGGAGACATGGTAGACGTGGACAAGGTGTATTCCGCCATCAAGGAGAAGGCCAGCGGGAAGTGGCCGGTGGAGATCTCCAACTTCAAGATGAATGAGGCGGACTTCGACAAGCTGTATCAATACATCAAGGAGGCGTGAGAGCATGGAGACAATGGACATTCTGGTGGCGCGGTACAAGCTCTGCATGGAGGAATTGACCGATGCGCAGAAGTACCTCCGCCTCGCCAAAGAGTGCGGGGAGCAGGAGGGCCGAGACATGTTTCTCTCCCTGGCCGGGCAAGAGTTGGGGCACTACGACACCCTGTGCCGCAGCGGGGAGAAGATCCTGGACCGCAACCACGGGACCGAGGAACAGAGGACCGTCTGGGGTGCTCTGATGAGCACTTCCGGCGACTGGGCAACGGAACTCCGGGAGAAGATTGACCGGGTTCGCCATACAAACTAAATGAGAAAAGGGGGAGCGTTATGCCCACGACCACTACGAAACAGAACACCAATGCGGTGAACGTAACCAATGCCCCGGTGACTGCCGGGGGCACATCGGCTGCGGCCAGAACCACCAATGGGCTTGCCACGCAGGGGTCGAACGGGAGCATTGCTCCCCTTTCCTCTGCGTCTGGGAGCCAGGTTTCCAGCACCACCCAGACGGGCAACGGCAGTGTGACCACCCCAAGTACCGGCACTGGAACCACGGGGAACGGGGCCTACAACACCCCCAGCGGGTACTATGAGACGGGCCGGTATGTCAACGTGGCCGAAGGCGGAAACGCCCCGGCGGGGACCAACATCGGCGACACCGTCATCACCGCCGGGGGCAATTACCTGGTGGTGGACCCCAACACCCCTGGGGCAAGCTACAACCCCACCAACGGGCTGTGGTCCATTAAGGTTCCCTCCCGGGCCACCAGCGGTACGGTGGATGCCAACGGGAACTACATTCCCATGGGCACTTGGAACGACCAGGGGCTTTCGGAGAGCGACAAGGCGAAAATTGAATCCCTCCAGGCGGCCTGGGAGCAGGCCAACATGCGTGGGGACGAAGCCCTCAAGCAGCAGCTCCACGCGGCGGCTCAGGCCATCCGGGAGAAGTACGGCTATTCCGGCGGCGGCGACGGGTCCATGTACCTGCCCATTGAACTGCCGGAGGGGCACCTGCCCAACGTAGGCCTGCCCAGCGTGACGCTGCCCAGCTACGAGGCACAGATTGATCCGACTAACGACGTATACGACGCTGCGCTGGATGCAGCCATTGCGGGGCTACAGAACGCCTACGACCAGTCCCGGCTGGAAATTGAGCACGCCATGTCTGGGATCCCCCAGCAGTACCAGGACCAGAGAAACGCGGTGGCCGCCCAGTCGGAGCGGGACAGGCTGCGGTGGAATGAGTATGCCGCCGCAACGGGCCTGGGTTCCGGGGTGAATGGACAGGCCAGCCTGGCTTTCTCCACTCAGCTGCAAAATGACCTGGGCTCCCTGCGCCGGGGCGAGGCAGACGCCATTGCGGACATGCAGCTCCAGCTGAACCAGTTGGAAGTGAGCTATCAGAACTCCATTGCGGAGGCCATCGCCAACAACGAGTACGAGAGAGCCGCCGCCCTGCTGGAGGAATACCGGCAGCAGGCACAGAGCGTGGTGGACACCGCCCAGCTCCAGGCCCAGCTGGACACCGACCGCTGGCTGAACCAGGCATACCTGGACCAGGATATCGCCGACTTCAACCAGAACGCCGACCAGCAGAACTACCAGGAACTGCTGGACCGGGCGGAGACGCTGGCGGCCTTCGGCAACTTCTCCGGGTACCTGGCCCTGGGGTATTCCCAGGATCAGGTGGAACAGATGAGAAAGGCGTGGGCGGCCATGAACCCGAACCTTGCCGCATATGCCACCGCATAAGGAGGGATTCCCTTGCCGTTGAACATGAAACTTGGTGTGATGACCCCGGACGAATGGCTCCAAAACACCGTTGGCCAGGCGAACAAGAACAAGGGGAACAACAAGGGAAGTTCGTCCAGTTCTAGCAAGAAACCCTTTTCCAGTTCGTCCAACTCCAAAAACAACGGAGTTTTCACCGGGAACTTTTACCAAGACTACCAGACCAGGAAAAACACCCAGAAGAAGCAGAATTCCTACGGGGCTCAGTTCGGTAAGACCTTATATGACACCCAGTCTAAGAAACTCCAGGAGAAGATCAGCAGTACCACGGACAGCAATGCTCGGAAGCGGTACCAGCAACAGCTGGAAGAGCTGCGTTCCAGGGCAGATGCCACCCTCCCCGGCGGCCTTGCCGGGATGGAGGAGAACGAGCGGAAGAACCAGGAGGTGCGGGCCAGAGAGCAAAAGAAGCGCGAGGATAGGATCCGGTCTCTTCAAGAAAAGATAAGTCGAACCACGGACCGGCGGGCGAGGATATCGTATCAGCAGGAGCTTGAAGACCTCACCAATCCCCTCTCCTCTTCTGACCAAAGGCTTGGTACTACGGCCCGGATGGCGATCAGGGATGCCAAAGCCCAGTACGACGAGGGAACAGAACTGATTCGTCAAGGGATGGAAGAGGAGGGGAAGACGCTTCAAGAAGAGGCCCACCTCATGGCCGAATATTACCGTGCCATAGCCGGGTATTCCGGCGGTGACAGCGGCGAACACAGAATCTTGCCTGAACTAACTGTTGAAGAAAACGAAAACTTGAGCATCCAAGGGAAAAAGGCACTTCGCACGGCGAAACTGCTTTATTCCATTGGCCAAAAATCCGATAATCAGGAACTAATAGAGCAGGCAACCGCTATGGGAAAAGCTGTCCGGGAAAACCGAGATCTTCTCAGCGAAGAAGGATTGCGGGCAGCGAAATCCAAGGAACCCACCGTGAAACGCACCGACGCCCACGGGCGGCCGATTTACACCCCCACGGAGCTTGAGGCAGAGGGGCAGAGGAACTTCTTTCCCGCCATTTGGAATCAGATTACAGGATCCCTCCTCAGCCTCGGTGAGGCGGCCCATGCCGCCACGCGGGAGGCCATCAGTAACCGGAACAATACAGCATACCAGAGCAATCAGGATGCCGCCGCTTACTGGGACAGGCAGGCCAGAACGGCCCAGACAGAGGATGCCCGGAAGCAGGCGGAAGAGAACGCCCAGAAGGCCCGGGAGATGGTAGAACAACTCCGGGCCAAGGAGGAAGTGCATCCCTGGTCGGAGGGGCAATGGCGGCTTCGTCAGGCGGCCCAGCAGCAGGAGACGGTGCAGAACAGCATCGACAGCCCCTTTGGGCGGCTGGTAAACCAGGCCGCCATGTCTGCTCTGGGGATGGCCCCGGCCCTGGGCCTTTCCGCCGTGGCCGGTCCTGCTGCAGGTGCCGCGCTGATGGGTGCCCAGGCCGCCGGTGGCAAGGCCGGAGAACTGCTGTCCAGGGGGACCTCTGCCACGGAGGCCCTTGGGCGCGGCCTTGTCTCCGGTGCCATTGAGGGGGTCACGGAGAAAATACCCATCGGGAACCTGCTGCGCATTGCTAGGGGTTCCGGCGGCGCTTCTTGGCTGCGGAACATGGCCCGCCAGGCGGGCATTGAGGCCACGGAGGAGTCGGCATCCTATGCCCTGAACTATGCCGCCGACGTGGCGGCCAGGGACCCGGAGGCGGAATTTTCTCTGCAAGACCTGTTGGAAGGGGCGGCTGTGGGTGCCCTTACCGGCGGGGCATTGGGCGGCGGCGCGTCCGCGCTTTCGGGCGGGACCACGGCTGCCAGGGGAAGAACCAGAGGAGGGACTGCCGCCGCGCAGGACGCAGCTAGACGGGCGGTGCAGGAGGTCACCCGGGAGACCCAGGCGCAAATGCCGAGCGCCTCAGAGAACCCTCTGCTCCAGACTATCCAGGAGACCCGACGGGAACGGGAGCAGGCGGCGAGAACGGAGCCGGAGGAACCCCAGGGGCCCCAGTCGGTCCTCAATCAGGTGGTGAAACAGGCTGCCGCTGAGCGGAACGCCAGACGGGAGGCAGATACGGCCCCCGCACAGGAAGCGCCTCAAACCCTGGCGGAACGGGAAGCCAGATACCAGCAGCGGTACCGGGACTATATGCAGCGGGCCCGGGCCGCAGCGGAGGACCCGTCTCTGCAAACGCCTGAGAATTACCAGGCGCTGCGGTTGGAACTGGATGAGATCCAGAATGAGTACAACGGGATCCTCCAGGCCCGGCGGGTAGAGTCCGGGGAGGTTTCCACAGACTACAACACCCCGGAAAACCATATCGACAACCGGACCACCGAGGATGTGGGAAACCGGTCCGTCAAAGCCTTCCAGTTTGACTATCCCCAGCTGCACCCCTACTATGTCCAGGCGGCCCAGGCTCTGATGGAGGACGCCAACTGGAGCCTGGAAACCCAGAGCAACCAGAAGGGCAGGGGGACGGTGGCCAGATACTCCGAGGCTCTGGAGCGGGCGGCGGACCTGGGCCTATCCCGCCAGGAGATCATCCAGGTGTGCCAGGACATCATTGCAGACCGGGGGCAGGAGAACTACGCCGCCGCCAAGAAGGTGGAACTGATCCTGGGCCAGATGCTTTCGGAGGGATACACCCCCAACGAGGCCCTGGGGAACCCGGACCAGCGGGTGGGTCCCAATGAAGCCTATCTTCAAGCAAAGGAGGCCATTCCGGGGGCGGTGACAAGGGATTCCTTTGAGCACTATCTGCGGCAGAATGCACTGGCCATGGATGCCGGGGAGGTGACGGAGGAGCAGCTTCGGCAGGAGTGGGAGACGCGAATGGGCGAAGAAAATCCCCAGGCGCAACCCACAGGAAATGCAGGTGCGACTGGGGAGGTTGGCGGTGTTGCGCCGATCGAGACCAGGACCCTTGCAGGCTACCCCAGCGACGCAACGTCGCCATCTCTTGATAGTGTAGCAAACGAAAGCAACCGCGTCAACCATAGTGTGGTGGACGTGATTCGGAACAACCGGGACACGATCGCAGACGGCGGTGTGCTGATGGAGTTGACCGGGAACGAGTTTTCCGACCGCTCCCGCAGACTGAGCGACCAGGTGTCGGACTTCTTCCGGTCTCTCGGAAACCGCGTGACCAGACTTGGGTTCGGGGACGTTGCCCTGACTCGAAGAGGTGCCAGAACCTCGGTGGCCCACGGGATTGGCCGGAACAAGGCGATCACCTTTGCCGCCGTCCCCACCGTCATTGAGGACGGTCAAATCATTGACGAGCAGACGGACTGGAAGGACCGGGGGTATGGCTCTGTCACCATTGGCGGTCGTGTAAAGATCAACGGAGAAGACTATGATGTCGGCGTGGTGGTGCGGAGAGATGACAACAGCACTGACACGGCGGGCCGGTACTATCTGCACGAGGTTGTCCTGACAAACGAGGAAGGCGACCCCGTGTCGTTCTGGACCGGCGCCCGTCAAGGCAACTCCGGCGACACAGTTTCGCCTTCTACTAATATTATACAAGAAGAGGGCGCAACTGTCAATCCCGAGTTGCCAGAGGGCCGGGGGGCCATGTCCGTGGGCGGCGCAGGACAGTTTGCCAACTGGCAGGCTGAGACGCCGGAGAGTGGATTCCATCCTGTGAATCGGCAGGCGGCGGAGGCCACCATGGAGAACCGAGGCCGGGCCCCGTCGGAAGTGCCCCGGGTGAACCCCCAGGGCAGGCTGACCAGCAAGACGGCGTCCACCCTGCTCAACGCCAACATCACCCCCAATGAATTTGCCCAGCAGATGGAAGACGCGCTGGCCAGCGGGCAGTTTTCCCGGATGGCCTACTCGGACCAGCGAGCCACCAACCGAGCGGAGCAGACCATTCAGGACAAGGGATTCCAGCGGGCCAAAGAGGACTGGATGTCTGACATGAAGGCGGGCCGGTTCAACAAGGACCTCTCCGCCCTGGGCATCACCTTGTACAACAACGCGGTGAACAGCGGGGACGCCATCACGGCCATGGACATTGCCTCGGAGATGGTGAGTTATGGCAAGGCTCTGGGCCAGTCTCTCCAAGCCTTTAACCTTATCAACAAGATGTCCCCGTCTGGACAGCTTTACGCTATGTCCAAACAGGTAGAGAATCTGGACCAGCAAATCCGGAGCCGGGCTAAAGTGGACAAGGAAACTGGCTTGCCGGATTATGAAGGGATCGAGATTGACCCCGACCTGGCGCAGCAGTTCATGGAAGCAGAGACTGCTGAGGACCGTGCCCGTATTCAGGATCTGATTTACCGGGATATCGCCTCCAAGGTGCCTGCTACCTGGAAGGACAAGTTCAATTCCTGGCGCTATCTTTCCATGTTGGGCAACCCGAGAACGCACATTCGGAACATCCTGGGGAACATGGGCTTTATGCCCATTCGGATGATGAAGAACGCGCTGTCTGGTACCATTCAGGGTATCGGCGGAGTAAAGGACCGGACCCGTTCCGTGCTGAACATTGCCAGTGCCGATGACAGAGCCAGGCTGCAAGTGGGCTGGGATGACTTCAAAAACGTGGAGCCCTTGATCCGGCAGTCTACTAAGTACGACGACCTGGAAACGGCCATTGACCAGTACCGGACCATTTTCCGGGCAAAGCCTTTGGAGGCTATGCGGCGGGCAAATTCCGCGGCGCTGGATGCGGAAGATATGTGGTTCTCCCGTCCGGCTTATGCGGAAGCTCTAGCTCAGTACATGAAGGCCAACAACATTTCTTCCGAGGACTTCATGTCGGAGACCTTTGACGCTACCAAGAAGCAGGCCGCCCAGGAATTTGCCATCCGGGAAGCCCAGCAGGCGACTTACCGGGATATGAACGCTTTTTCTGAGTTCATTACCAGGTCTGGGCGCTTGCAGAACAGCGAGAACAAGGTGGATCGGGCCATCGGCTATCTGGTAGAGGGCGTTCTTCCCTTCAAGAAAACCCCTGCAAACATTGCCCTTCGCGCCGTGGAGTATTCCCCTGTTGGCCTTGGCAAGGCGCTCAGTTATGACCTGGCACAGGTGCAGCGTGGAAACATGACGGCAGCGGAAGCCATTGACCACCTGTCTGCTGGTCTTGTGGGCACGGGACTCACTGCGTTTGGTGCGCTTCTGGCCTCTCAGGGGTTAATTTCTGGCGGCGGTTCTGGGGATGAAAAGCAGGACGACTTCAATGATCTGCAAGGCGGCCAGCAGTACGCCCTGAACATCGGAGACTACTCCTTCACTTTGGATTGGCTGGCCCCGGAAGCTCTTCCGTTCTTTGTCGGCGTTGAACTGTTCAACAATTTAGCTGACCGGAAAGAGGCCGGAGACGACGTCCGACCTCTTGAAGAGGTTTGGGACGCACTTGGACGAATTGCAGACCCCATGCTGGAGATGTCCATGCTTCAGTCGCTGAACGACATGATCGACGATATCCGTTACAGTGACAACGGCTTTGCCTCCCTGGCGGTGAACGCCTTGACTTCCTACCTGGGGCAGTTCCTTCCCACTATCGGTGGGCAGATTGAACGGACCATGGAGGATACCAGGCAGACCACCTATATTGACCGGGACTCCTGGATTCCCAACAGCTTCCAGATGCTTCTGGGCCGATGGGCAAACAAGATTCCTGGCGTAGAGTTCCAGCAGCAGGATTACATCGACGCCTGGGGACGGACGGAGAGCACAGGGGACAATCCCTTGATCCGTGCTTTGAACAACTTCCTGAACCCGGCCTATGTGTCTGAACGGCAAACCTCCGCCCTGGAAAATGAGCTTCAGCGCCTGTATGATCTGGGCGAAGGTTACGAAGGTGTGTTCCCGTCGAGAGCGCAGACCAGCACGAAGATCAACGACGAGTACCTGACGGGCGAGGAATACACGAACCTGCAACGGACCAGAGGCCAGACTGCCTATGACATCCTTTCTGGTTTCGTCGGAACGGATGCGTACAACAACATGACCGACGAGCAGAAGGCGAAATTCATTGATCGCGTCTATACCTATGCTTCTGACATGGGCAAGGTAGCTGCTGGCGCGAACTTGGAAGATTCTGACCGGTGGATTCGAGCGGCCAGCAAGGCACAGGAAGAGGTCGGTATGGACCCCGGAAAGTTCGTGGAACTGTACTCCTATAAATCCTCGATTGACAACGCCGATGATGACGCGGACGCCGGGATCAAGCAGGGCCGGTGGGAGGATTATGTGGATTCTCGGACAGACCTGACATATCAGCAGAAGCAGTATGTGAAGGACAACATTTTCTTCTCTACAGGGCATCGCGCAGATTCCGGCAGTTACCACAAGGCAAAAGACGCCGGATTCTCTGACGAAGAGGTACAGAATGTTCTCACGCAGAAGAAGGCGGCCGACACGGACGGGAACACCAGCTACAACAGCATGGAACTGTACACTGGTATCCTGAATGCAAGCGACGATCCGGCAGAACAGGAGAAGTATTACAACGCCTGGAAGGATTCGGACGCTACCAAGACATGGGCGGAGTTTTCCGCTGCAATGGGACCTGTTTATCAGCGTACCCAGGCGGCAAAGAAAGTGTTCGACGCCACCGTCTCCTCGGACCACCAGACCGCGTTCCAGAGCGCCACAGCGAAGTATGGAACCTCCTCCCGATACAAGACCTATCGGGCCATTATGTCGGTGGAGGGGGCAACAGACGCGGAAAGAAAGGCTATGTACGAATACATCAGTGCCCAGAGAGTTCAGGGGCCTTGGGAGGCGTCCTGGAGTCAAATGGTGGCCAACGGCGGCTACCCATCCTGAGAAAACGAGAAGGGACCGGCGACCCGGTCCCTTCTTTCTATTTGTCGTATTCAAACCAACACCCGTTGTCCTGGACGTGGTTTCTGATCCGGTACCGCACCCCACTTGTGGTGAGGAAGTTGGCTTGTGCGGCATCGGTAATGGAAGCGTAAATTTCTACGACTCCCTCCCTACTTACCTTTTTCACTGGAATTCTGACGCTGGGAGACAGGCTTTTGCTGGGGCAATACATCAGGTTCTGGCGAGAGTTTGTTTGCCAGTCCCCGTTCTTGTTCTTGACACACATGCCTGGAATCGGGCCGTCCATGAACACATCCCGCATGAGGCTGCGGATGCGGTGCGTCTTTTGGCCTATTTCCTCACAGGGATAGTACAGCGTGACCAGCATCGTCTTGCTGTGGTAATCTTTCGTGAGGTTTAATATCCTTGGCTCCTTTATCGGGATTGTGGCGTCCCGACAGTGGAACCAGGCGCGGACCCGGCCCTCCGAGCTGAGGTCATAGCGTCCGCCGGTTCCGGGGATGGGTCTCCACTCCTCCATAGTTGTCCTCCTTTTGTCTCTATGTATGCAAGACCGGCAGCGTAGGCTGCCCACATGTCGGCCCGGAAGCCGAAAAAGAAATCCGGGTGCTTCTTGTTTCCCTTTCCGTTGGTGCGGTCGTGGGTGGCGAACCGGTCGATCAGGGCCCGGCGTATGCTGGCGTCGTTACCACGGGGGCTGTTGCAGATGTGAAGGACAACTTCCTTCCGGTAGATGTACCCCACAGGGGCGGTGGCAGCTTGGGTATACCGGCCCACCCACTCGCAGGTCTCCAGGACCTCCCGCCCCACGGGCATCCCATAGCTTGCCACACGCTCAATGACCAGGAAATCGTAGCGTTCCACCTGGACCATGAGCAGGCAAGTGGCGTTGAGCTCCTTCCCCACTCGGATGGGGCGGAGGGTTTCACTATCCAGGACACAGAAGCCGGACTGGATGTCTCCGGGGTCAAGGGCTAGGACTTTCACTCGAACCCCTCCCTCTCCTGATGATGTAGACCTTTCCATCCCAGAACAGAGAGAAAATGTAATCAAACAAGAAGTTCCGGACGGGCCCGAATTTAGCGATTACCTCGCCGCAGTTCCGGCAGACCTTGACGGGGAAAAAGGAGAACATGACGTAGCCGTCGTCGTATTCGTCCGTCTGATAGTGCGTGCAGCAGTCATAGTTTGTTTCCATGTCAGTCCTCCTTCTGCGGGCCGCGCCACTTAAAATGTTTGCAGCGATAATGTTCGCCTTCTTCGTAGCAGAGGTTACCTGCATTGGCACAATATCCATTACACAGTTCTGCGAAAGCCTCATCGGTGTCGGCGTTATCAACACCGTATCCACATCTGATTTCCTCGATATCTCCTATTATTTCAAACAGGTCTTTAATTGCTGCATCCCGCTCGCCTTTAACAGAATCCAGCTCGGCCCGCAGCTTCTCGTTTTCGGCCCGCAACTCTGGGATCAGGGGACAATGCGCAGCAGGGACCGCTGTGAAGAAGCCACCAACCGCTGTACAGTTGCCGTTGTCAGGGTGTATGTAAGGGCATCCGATGCAGTTTGGCTTGTCCTTTGGCTGGTATGCTCCGCACGGCCATGTCAGGTCAGACCCGGTGTGGCAGTCATCGTATTTGGTGCAGTTCTGGCAGTTCATCATGTGTCCTCCTCTGCTGGTGACTGGAGATATTTCAAAAATGCCGCTTCACTATCCTCGCTATTTTTGAATTTTATTTCAGCATTGATGCCCGACTGATTTACGAAATCAATGCAACTGCGCTTGTATACGCTATAGAACAGTTTTGCCAGTTGCTCATCGTCCATGGCTCGGATGCGGTCGGCGTGAGTGGCCCGCATATAGTCTTTGCACTCCCTGTCCAAATCAGGGTCAGGACTGTCTAATTTATGTGCGCACCAGTCTTTATAAAGGTATCTGCAATTCCTGCACTTCATGTGTTCTCCTCTCCCTCCGATGGGCAGCTTCTTGCTTGGCGCATCCGCTCTTTATATTCTTGGTTAAATCCAAGTTCGTGCTGCCGGATATACCCACGGAACAACAAAACTTGTGGTCCAACGAGGCGTCGATCAACGCCAAAGTCAAAGTCGTTTTGCCCGTCACTCCAGAGGAAGTGTGTGCATCCGGCTTCGCTGTGTAGTACTGCTGTTATCTTTGTCTTGACTGGGTGCCGAATTTTGGCCTTTGCCGCCTCCAAAAGGCAGTTTGACAAAAATGGTCCTTTGACGATTTTTTGCTCACGATTCTCCCTCCGGCGGCGGCTGAAAACTGGGCCAACCTGTTCGTACCATTCTGATGCAGGGCACTGCTTTCCATCAGAGAATGTCAACAAGAGCGTAAATTGCTCTCTTTTTACAAGTGCCCAACATTCAATTTCCGGAATATATACCGGATCTCCGTCCATCTGCCGCAGCTGCTCCAGCGTCAAAAGCTCATTTGGCGTGGATTTCTCCAATATGGAGGCAAACATGGCGTGATATTCTCCTGCCTCGCCATCTTGAAGAGTACATATATGACCCTGCGCCCATTCTCTGGCAAGGGAAAGCGCACGTTTTTTATTCATGGCTGTTCTCCTTTTCGGGCGGTGCGGGAAGCGGCATCCAGTGGGTGACTACTTTTGCATTCCAGGAATCGTTGTCTATAAACCATTCAGGAGACATTAGTTCCTTTCCGACAAAATATTCAGCGCAGTAAATAAATCCGTCCTTCTGATGGAATAAAACAATCTGTCCGTTCTCCGGCAGCCTCTCCTCCACTCTCACCCACTCGTTCGTCGGGGTGAGGGTGGGCAATGTCTGCGCCCACTCCAAAACGGATTCCACGCCGTTCAGAAAATGTGGATCAGCATGTTCCTCATCACAGAGGGCGCTTTCACGTCTGAGTGGATATTTCATAAGTTGGTCTAGGTCAATCTGTCTCGCCATCTTTCTGCACCTCCAGTCCATTCCCTCCAAACGGCCTATATTCAATTGGCTCTGGTGTTCTTTCCCAATGCCATCCACAGGATGGACAATCTTTGCAAGAAATTGGCGGGTTTGTGCAAATTACACTATTTATTAGTATATCGCCACATTTAGGGCATGTTTCAATAATCATCTTTCAGCGCCTCCCTCAATCTTCCCACTAAAATTTCCTCCCCATTGTCAGTAAGTGGCGCTCCACATCCCGGACAAAAATGCAAGGAGAAAAGACCTTTATTCCCGCACAAAATAAGTTGTCCGTCAAAACTTCTACCGTCCTCACAATGGTAGCAGCGTTGTTTCCGCAATTTCTTAGCTAATTCATCCGCTTTAATCATTTTTCATAGCCTCCCGTACAATTTTCTGCGCCGCCTTGTTCCCGCACTCGCGGCTTGCCTGCGCCACAATCCGGTCAATAATCTCCTGCTTATCCTTGTAAATGACCTGCCGGACACAATCTGCAATGGTGCGCTTATACAGGTTTCTGTCTACAGACCAGTCTGCAAGCAGTGCTCTCCCTGCCGCCGTCAGAATATACTCTCTCAGTTCGTTATCCGAAACTTCAATCTCGATTTTCATTTAGCGCCTCCCACCTCTCCATCACCATCTCCACGGCCTCGTCCGTAAGGGGCTTCCCGCATCTAGGACAAAAATCACTCAACGGCCGAAAACTGTTTCTGTTTTTACAATCATTGCATTTTTTCGTTTCGTTCCAAATACAGAGTTTGCAACCGGAACACTCATGACATCCGGACCATACCTTCTCGATCCGATCCCGGCTGATGGGGCGGAGGGCGGTGAGGGCGAGGTTCAATGCCATTTCCATCTCTACATTAGTTCGCTCATGGGTATTTGCCCAAAAAGCGAACATCATTTTTAGTAATACACTCGCTTCTTCCCGCGTCATGCTCCCCATGATCTTCCTCCTCTCCAAATTCACACCAGTCGCCCGCCCCCGTCACATCATCCAACCTCGGAGACGCGCAGCAATCACACCGATGGATCTCCACCCCCGTCTCCGGGTCAATGTCTACCTCCCAGTATGCGCAGCGTTTACAGATCATCGTCATCCTCCAATTCATCGAGTTTTCCAGACAGTACCAGGGCAACGGCTTCACACAAAATACACATCTTGATTCTCTCCATGTTTGCCCAATCAAGATCTTTACCTTTCATCCTTTGCCCCGCTGTTTTCTGTGTCGCCATCTGGATCCATTGACCAACCAGTTCTTTCAACGCCGGAATGTTCGCCTCTTGGTTTCCTTTTTTGAACATTGCCCACATGGCCAAATTCTCAAAAGGTGCCGAATTGAAATTCCCGTTATTATACAGATCCATTTCCTTCCTCCAACTCAGAAACAAGCGCTCGAAGGTGCTCTCGCACCACTTGTAGGTTTAGAATCACGCCGATCAGATACTTAATGTACACATCAACATCCCAAAACGCAGACCTGGGGGCCAGGCTATCATCCACCACAACCTGCGCCCTCAACGCCTCCGCAGCCATCCGGTACATCTCCCGGGCGGCAGGGCCGGGTGGATGCATGGTCTCAAACCATGTTGCAGCCTGTTCTTTGGTGATGCTCATTCCGCTGCCCCTTTCGTTGCGATCTCCCCGCCACAGGCGGCGTAACCGGCGATATCTACCCAGTTGTCCTGAGACAAGGAACCGCCAGCAATCCGCCCCACTTTGAGCAGGATCATCATGGCGGCCACATCGTCAGGGACAAGGTCTACCAAAACGCCAGGGCCAACGCAACGAGTCTGTATGTATTGCCTCCACAGCTCAGCAATGGTGCGGAAATTGTCCTCTGGGCTGCCATAGTCCTGCTCTCTCTGTCCGCAAACACACGCCTCTGCGGCGTCCAGTATTCCCTTTCTGGTCATTTCCTTCCCTCCATCTCTCTGTACATCCGGCTGGACACAATCTCCCTGCTCCCCTGGTATTTGCCACGGTATGTATCAGTGATTTCCCCGCACACCGGATGATAGGACAGTTGCCCTATCTCCATGTTGGGGTAGATGCGGACCGGCTCAACTGCGACGATCTCCAGGGTCCAGAACCCTTTGAATCCCACATCACCATACCCGGCAGTAACGTGGATGAACAACCCCAGGCGGCCAATGGAGGAACGGCCCTCTAGTTTGGGAACCAATCCGTAGGTCTCCGTCCACTCGTTGGTGCGTCCCAGGTAGAGCTTCCCGGGGGTGAGCACCAGCCCCTCCTCCGGGATTGTGATGGTCCGTGTCCGGTTGTCCTGCCGGGGATCCAAGCAAGCCTCGGTATAGACCATCAACTCCGGCGCCAGGGAGACGTTGTAGCTGTTGGGGTTCAGCCGTTCCTCGTCCCATGGTTCGATCACGATGGCCCCAGCCTCATGCTGGAGCTTGATTTCATTTCCTGTGAGTATCATTCGTTCCTCCTATCTGCATCTGCTCCGGGGCATCCGTCTCCCGGATCTCCACGTACTGCACATGTCCGTATTTCTCCAGGTCCATGGCGATCCCCTCCCGGCTCCCCTGCGGGTTGGCAGCAGAGGATGGGACGGGGCGGAGCTTTACGGTGATCTCCCACATAGGCACCTCACAATTCCAGCAGGCGGCACAGCGCTGCCTCTACAGCCGCCATCTCGGTATAAGGCAACGACCCGAGGCCGTGCCGCATAATGTGCTCCGGCGCATTGCGCATCCTGTCCAGGCAGACATGATGCACATGCCCGCGAAACTGCACATCCGGGCGAGTAATGCTGCCATCAAACAGTTTCGCCCGCCCCTGAACAATGGGGGCCACCACGATGTGGCCGGTCTCCCGGTTGGCCTGTTCTCCGGAGAGAACCAGGACGGTCATGCCGTTGCCGGGATCTCCGTGCTGGCGGAGCTTGTAAATATCACCCTTTCGAATCATTCGACGCTCCTTTCTTCCGGCAGGGCAAACTGTTCTGCGAGCCCCCGGGAAAGGGCTTTCACATCCTCTGGGAGGGCTTCAAAGTCCCTGGCCTGCTGTGCCCTGGCGCGGAAACTTCGCTGCACGTTGGAGGCTACCACACTTTGCACTGTGGCCTCGTCCATCATGGCCCATTCCCGGAGCTGCCGGGGGTCGTGGACTACGGACTGGAGGACGGGCGGGAGTTTGCGGAACTCCTCCTCGGAGCCGTACAGACTATTTCGCAGGGCCTTGGAGATGTGCGCCCATGCCTCCTGCTCGGTCATTTCCCGGGGCTGTGTAATGCGCCGGACGTGCTCCTTTACCTCCCCGATGGTGGGAGGGTAGCCGGTGGTTTTTGTGGCGATGAGGGCCTTCACGGCCCCGGCCACCACGTTGGCGGCATCGTCCCGGAACATGTCGTTCCAAAGACTGACAATGCCCTCCAGCTCCTTCCGTTCCATGCCCTTGTAGAAGCTGGGGAATGCGGCCCGGAGAATAGCCAGGATGGAAACGGTTTCTTGTCTGGTCATAAGCCTGCCTCCTCCAGCATGTCTAGGAATGGGTTGGAACTGCTGGGCTGGCGCTTTTTCTCTTCTTCTAGACGGTCTTCCACCCAGGAGAGAATGGCCCGGTAATCGCTTTTGTACTTTTTTCCGGAACTCCCCTTGTAGTTGTCCAGAATCTCTATCAGCCTAGCGGTGTCGACTGGTCCATGAGTGTCAAGCAACTTCTGGTGCTCGGCATTGGTCATGGAAACATACTCAGCCCATTGGACCTTCGGCTCGGTAGGGGGGATATGGGGGGTAATATTGTCTTTGTCTTCGTCTTTGTCTTTGTCTTTGTCTTCGTCTTTGTCTTTGCCATGTTTGCCATTTTCATCATGGCAAATATGGCATTTGCTATTTTTGCCATCCTTTGCTTGGCCTTGCCATCTGGACAAGGCCCCTTTTTTTCCCGCATTAGACCGGGATGAGACGGTCTCTCGATACTTCTCGTTGTCGCGGTCAATCTGCGCTTTACAGGTATGGAACAGGAAGCGCTCGTTCCCGGGAAGGACCGGGTACTGGCCCGTGCGCTGATACTCCAGCAGCGCACGGACCAAGCGACCCACCTCCTCATCGTTCAACAGGGACCAGGTTTCCAGAGCGTCGGTAAATACCTTGATGTACGCGATTTCCATGCGGTCACCCGATCTGCCCTTCTTTGGTGATGAAGGCCTTGAGTTCGTCGGGGGAATAGTAGACCCTTGCTCCAATGTTCAGGGCGCGGACCTTGCCCGCGGACCTTAGCTCGTCCAGGGTGTCCACGCTGATGTTGAGAGCCTGTGCGGCCTCCTTGCGGGTGAGAAGCAGTTTTTCCATGGTGTGCTCCTTTCTTAGAACGGAAGATCGTCGTCGGGCTCGTTGGAGATGTCGGTGAAGCCCCTGGTGTCTCCGCCGTATGCCTTTGCGCCGTTCTGGAGGGTTTTCAGCGGGGGGACGGTAAAGTCTCCGCTGCGGATGGCGTCCACACTGCGGGTGGAGCGGACAGCCAGGCGAGTTTTTACAGAGCCATCGTTGGCAATGTATTTCTCCTCGCCCAAAACAACGCCGATGTACTTCCGGCGGAGATCGTCCAGCCGGTCTTCGCGGAACTGAAAGCCGGGGTTGGACTTCTCCAGCTGGGTTTTGAATGCTTTGAAGAAGCCCAGGGCGGACGCCTTATAGCTACGGGGGAACCGCATGGGCCAGTAGCCCTTGGCCTTGTGAACGCGGGAGTTTGCGCCCCGGTTGGGTTCCTCCACGAAGTCCCACATCACCATGATGTACTCTCTGTCCTCATGGTCCTCCACGTCCATGATGGCGGCCACATAACCGCCAGGGGCGATGGGGGTGAAGTCCCCCTGTTCCTGGACGTTGTCCCAATCAATTCTCCTCATTCTTGTCTTCCTCCTTGTCAGATGAATGGAAAGTGAGGGGGCAGTGGCTCCCAATGTATCTTTCCGGGTACTCGCAGATTTTATCATTAAGCCCGCAGTGTCGGATAGTGTAGCGGAAGTATGGGCACTGGGAGCAGGAAACGTCTGCCCGGTCGTGGAAGTCCACAGGAAAGGAGACTTCTACGATGGCACTGGCTCGGATATACTTCTTTACGCCACTCGAAAATTCAGGCATCTGATGTTCCTCCTGTCAACGGGGACAGGTCCCAGTATTCTCTAATTTTGGTATCTACAAACTTTAGGTCATTTTCTATCTCAAGAGAATCAAATAACCCTTCTGGAGACTTCGATATATCCATGCCAGAGGACTGGGTGCGGAAATAGTGACGGTCACCCTCCACCATGCAGCGGAGGCAGATAGTGACCATGCCCTCGATGCAAACCTTTTCGTCCAGCAGCTTCCCGATGGTCCGCAATTTGGTTTCCCCGTAGTCGGAGGTTGCCTCGTGCATGATGATGTACACAATCACGTCCTCGGGGAGGTCGTTTTGGATGAACCGTAGGAGATCCCAGAACGAATCCGCAATGTCGTTGTAGAGATCAAAGCTGCTGCTTCCGCTTTTGGGGGCGGAGTGGCCCCGCATGAATGTATTTGTGAGAAGATACCCGGCGTCATCAATGACGGCGGCCTTGGTGGGCATGGTGCTCAGGCCCTTCCGGATGGTGTTGTAGTTGTCGGTCTTGGCGGTGTACTTAAACCGCCCGGGGAACGGAAGGGGCTTCCCAACCACATTGACCAGGAAGATCTCCTCCTCCCCAAACCCTTTCAGGGAGCGGGACTTTCCGGATCCGGACCTGCCGTAGATCAGGACAGGGATGCCCATTACTGCGCACCTCCCCCGGAGAGAAGCCATTCGGAAAAATTCTCCTCCTGGTTGTCCAGGTAGTTGGCCAAAAGGTAGGGGTTTTCCGATACGATGAAGTCCAGAAAATCCTGGAGCGCTTCCTCTCTGATGAACTTTTGAATCAGCTGAACGGTAATGTCCACCTGAATTTTTCGCGGGAATGGTTTGTATGTGCTATCTTGAATCATGTTCTAACTCCTCCTCTGTTTCTTGGATCCAACGATGAACGACGTCGGACCCGACTTGGAAATACTGCATCAGTTTGTGGATCCCGACCCCGTTCAGGTACATGGCTTTGAACCGTGGGGGGCGGGGGCGCTTTGGTCGCCCAGTTTTTCGGGGGAGACCCAGGGTGTGGCACCACCGCTTGGCCCGGTCGGGAGAGACACAGTAGTGGTCCCCCAGTTCCTGGTATGTCATGGTTTTTGCCAGGTCTGCCAGGTCCTTTGGTATTTCCATCCTCCGGCGATACTGCCGGTTCAGGGGGCACTCCCGGCTCTCTGGATGGCACTCCTCTAAGTGGCAGTGTAGGCAAATAGAGATCAGCTGCGGCGGGTCCGTCCGTTGCGGGCGGCCAGGTGGGCGGGGCTGTTCATTCCAGGGACGGGTCCCGCCTTCGAAGGGGTTTTTGCGGCTCATGGGCATCAGCCCCCTTTCTGCGCCTCTGCCACTCGCAGTGTGGGCAGATGTAGTGTTTGCCCCCTGGATCCAGACTGGAGACATTCCAGTCCCTCCCGCAAACATGGCAGAGGCGGTGCTTCCCCCGGATCACAGGACCCGGAGAGGGATGCCGAGACGGGCCAGGGCGGCGTTGGTGCGGGCCGTGGGGCTCTTCTTGGCCTGCTCAGCCTGGCGCTTCTTCATGGCCGGAGCAATCGCCCGGATCATGGTGTCCTCGGCGAGGGCGGCTTTCTTGATCTGGATGGCGTTCATAGGGCTTTCTCCTTTTCGGTATAATTTTTCCCACGGGGTTGGTGGCTGGGGCGGCCCGTGGATTTCCGCCAGTTGGCAACGGTCTTTTTGCAGACGTTGCAGGCCAGGCCGATTTGCAGGTCGTTGGCGCCCTTGTCGTAGAGGGTTGCGGCCAGTTCCTGGTCAAAGGTTTGGGGGAGTTTCCGCTTCCGTTCCTGGACGGCCTGGGAGGCCTTTTGGCGGGCTTTCTTTGTCAGCAGTTGTTCCTGGTGGGTTTTGCTGCTCCGGTAGAGGGAACAGCCCCCCTGGGGCTCTGTATGCACGCCCTGCTTGATCCGGCTGGACCTTGTGTGCCATAGATAGTCACAGGTCCAGAACTGGGACAGGTACCGGCAGCCGGCGCATTTGGGATAGCGCCGCTTGTTGCCGTTCCGAACGGCGGAGACGGTCAAACCATAGAAGGTGGGCATGTTACACCCCCTCGCAGAGACGCCGGGCCAGGGTGGGAACTGAGATACAGTTTTGATCCTGGAACCCTAAGTGGGCCTTGACCCACCGGCAGTCCTTGCCGGTGTACCGGGCCACTTCTTTGATGGAGAGGACGCGCTTGCCGCCGAAGAAGGTAAGCAGGTCCTCCAGGTTGTCGCGGTAGGCTGGGTGTTCTCTCGACATTTTGTACCTCCTTTTTGTGGCTTCCTGTTCCATCCCGGGTGAATCTATGGTATAAAAGGATGGAATAGGGGGTGAATACGATGCGAAGGATATTGCTTCTGGTTGCCGCCATCGTTCTTTGCCTTGGGCTCGGGTCCTGCCAAATGATGACGGAAGAGGAAATCCAGGCGGCGTATGATGAGGCTTTCGCTGCTGGTGCTGCCTCTGTCGATGTAACGTCACAGGTGGAAGACGCTCGAGCCGAAGGGTATGAAGACGGGCGCGACGAAGGCTACGACGAAGGGTATGACGCCGGATATGATGCTGGGATCGCGGAAGCGGGCGAGGCTTCCGAGGATTCCTCCAGTTCTGCGGCGACGTACTCCGGAGGGACAACGTCCTCCAGTTCCGAGGGGTCCGGCTATGCGTCCCAGTCTGCCGTGACGGTGTATGTCACAGACACGGGGAGCAAGTACCATTCCTATGGCTGCCAGTATCTAAGGCAAAGCTGCCATGGGATGACGCTGTACCAGGCTAAGCAGGCCGGGTATACGGCGTGCAGCCGGTGCGGGCCTCCGGCATAACCTTCGAGCAATGGGACCGCTTTGGCGGTCCTTTTGCTTTGGTCAGTTATCATCGTTCGTGGTAGCCTCGCGAACGTTTTTCTTGCGCAAGGATTCAAGTTTAACTGGATTTTTTAGTTAAAGAAATACAGTCTACGGGGACGCGGTAAAGATTGCAAAGAGCCTCAAGCTGGTATGACTTTGGGAAGGTTCGCCGGTTCTCCCATTTGATTAGGGTAGATTCGCTGATCCCGATGGACTTGGCGACTTGGGCTTGCGTGAGCTCAGCATTTACTCGGGCGGCCTTCAAAGAGATCTGCATTTTCGTCACCTCCTTTTTATGGTCCCATTGTAGTCCAGTTTAACTGGATTGTCAATAGTTAAACTGGATTTTTTGAAAATTTATATTGCACTCTGTCCGGTTTTAATGTATAATCGGAGAAAAGGATGTGAGACCAATGCCGGAAGATGAGATCAGAAGGATTTTCGCAAAAAATTTGCGTGACATGATGCGAGACCGCGGTCTGGCGCAAAAGGACATCGCAAAGATTTGCGGGGTGTCTACGTCCTCCGTTTCCACTTGGTGCAAGGGGATCAACATCCCAAGAATGGATAAGATTGAAATGCTTGCACAATATTTCGGTGTAGAAAAATCCGATTTAATTGAATCGAAAAGAGGACAGAAGGTCCCAGAGGGGGTATTGCAATTAAAAAGGATTCCCCTTCTTGGTAGAATTGCTGCCGGGGCTCCTATCTATGCCGAAGAGAACATAGAGGGATACACCTACACAGACCTGAACGGCGGACATGAATATTTCGGCCTGCGAGTCCATGGAGACAGCATGGATGCCGCCGGGATCCGGGATGGGTACACCGTCATTGTGCGCCGCCAGGATGTGGTGGAAGAGGGACAGATTGCGGTTTGCCTGATCGACGGACAGGACGCCACGCTGAAAAGGTTTTCCCAGGAGGGAAACATTGTGACGCTGATGCCGCAAAGTACCAACCCGGAACACAAGCCATTTGTGTTCGACATTACAAAGACCCAGGTGAAGATCCTGGGCCTGGTTGTGCGGGTGGAGTTTTCGTTGGTGTGAGGGGGAGGAAGTATCATTGAGACAGTACAAAGAGAAAAGGGACGCAGGGAGGGACGCGGCGATTTACGCTATTGTTCCGGCGTCTCTCGCCGCTGGCATGGGATATGCAGCTTATCATATTAGAGAAGACACGACAGTGGCAATGTTTCTTGAGAATTTCCTCGGTGCAGCTTTTTTGATCTGGTTTTCCATTACCCTTATCGTTTCTATGTCGTGGGACGGAATAAAGGAGCGGGAGGGAAAGGCGTTGATCTTTACGATCGTAAAGTATTCTCTGGGGTGGTGCCTCGCTGCATTTATTTTTGCCGGACTTATTAGACAATAAAAAAATCCCCGCCCCCTGGTGCGCCAACACCTGGGGACGGGAAAAGGGGTACAGTAAGTTTGTCGAAGGCCTACTGCACCCCTACTATATCATATAGTAGGAGGAAAATGCAATGATAAGAAGAAAAGATGGGCGGTGGCAGGAGCAGATCACCCTGCCGGGAATGAAGAAGCCAAAGTATTTCTACGGGAAGACGCAGAAAGAGGTGAAACAGAAGATGGCGGCCTGGCAAAAGGACCAGGTGGGCGGTCGGACGTTTGCGGCCTGTGCGGATGACTGGGACCGGGAGCACACGGAACAGGTGGAGTACAACACCTCCGTCATGTACCGGGCACCGCTGCGCCGGGCAAAGGAACACTTTGCAGGGCGGAAGATCCAGGACATTGGGCCGGATGAAATTGACGCCTACATCAATCACATAGCGGGACAAGGGTATAGCCGCCGTGGTGTGCAGGTGTACCTGGACATGTTCCGGATGATCTGGAATTTCTCCATTGTTCGGGGATGGGCGAAAAGCAATCCCTGTGGGCCAGTAAAGCTGCCTGCCGGGTTGAGTGATGGAGAACGGAGTGCCCCTACAGAAGAACAGCAGGAAAAGGTCAAGCAAGGTCTGGAGAAAGAGAATGGCTTATTTGCCTATATGCTGCTCTATACCGGTCTGCGGCGCGGGGAGCTATTGGCACTTCGCTGGGAGGACATCGACCGGAAGAAAAAGGTGATCCATGTGACAAAATCCGTTTGCTTCGTGGGCGGAAAGCCTATGATTAAGCTACCGAAGAGCAAGGCGGGACGGCGTGACGTGGTTCTGCTGGACGCGCTGGAAAAGGTTCTTCCTGATGGAGGAAGTGGGTACCTATTTGGCGGTAACGCGCCTTGGTTAAAGAGCCAGACAGAAAGAAATTGGTTGGAATGGTGCAAGGCTGCGGGGCTGGCCCATGAGTTGGTGACCGTGGAGGTAGACCCCAAAACCCAAAAGAAGAAAACGCGGCGGAAGTGGCGGCCAGATATCACCGCGCACCAGCTCCGTCACGCATTTGCTACTATGCTATACGACGCCAACATTGACGAGATGGATACCAAAGAACTGATGGGACACAGTTCCATTCAGGTGACGAGGGACGTCTATACCCACATCCGGCAGAGCCGGAGAGAGAAGACGGCGGAGAAGCTGAATGCGTTTTTGGGTCAAAATTCTGTCAAAGTCGGAGGAGACGTTGGGGCGTAAGGGGGAATATATTCTTCCAAAGAAAGCCGGAAAATCTTATGACCTGGTGATACAGGATGGAGCGAAAACCTCGGATCCCTTGGAAATCAATGGGTTCCGGGGTTTTCTGCGTTCTGATTTGCCGTTCGTTTCGGCCTGATGCAGCGCACAAAACAGCATAAAATAGCATGTCAAAACATTTCCAATCCTGTCAAGATCGTGTCAAGAACGAGAGAAAAAAGAGCCGCCCCGGGAGTATATCCGGAGCGGCTTTTCTGCGTCCCCACTACTGTGGGGTTAAAAATGTTTCGGAAAACGGATAAGCGCTTATCCTCCACGGTTCATCCCCACCGCTGTGGGGTTCTGCTTGGATTATATATCAATTTCTCTGCCTTGTCAATTTGCTTTTAGCGGCGCTTTCCGCCAGTCACCGCGTTATAAATATCGTCGGCATTTCCTTTGATTACAGACTTCGGCTCCCACATTCTTACATACTCCCTATAAAAGCTGGAGTTTTTATAGGTCAGTTCAGACGCGGCTAGAATGTTGGACCGTTCGCCCTTGTCACCTTGCCAGAAATAAATTCTGCGCCCCTTGTATATCAAAGCAGAAATGGAAAAGTTCCCTTTTTCTTCGACTTGCGTTATTAGGGAAACGTGATCACCAAAACGAATGACAGAAATGTTCCCATACACGCTTTCTGGGGTAAATTCCGACCACACAAGCGAATCATGTTCCCTGGCGTATGCAAGACAGTCTATTTCGTTTTGATTAAAAGGGAAAGCCAGTGTTTTCTCGAACTCTGGAACAATCTCCAGATAGCGGATCAAAATCTCTTGGTTAGAGCATGGGGAGAGATTGGAGCGGATGTACTCTAGGATGTCTCCATCCATCAACGACATGATCTGATCCCAATTCTTGTTGTAAGTTTTCATTTGGTGACCCTCCTTTTTAAAATTATAGCATGGTTTCTCTGACTCGGTCAATGTCATTCTACCTCGTAACCGTTGGCCCCCATAAAATACTCACGGCCCAGGGTAGTTACAAACGCGCTGTCACAGTCCCCGTCTGTTTCGATCTCCATCGTGTAGACTGTGGCGGCGTGGCCGCCTGCAAAGGCAAGGGCGGCGGTGAGCAATACGGCAAGGAATGTTTTCATGTTTGGTTCCTCCTTGGTTGTTGTTGTGGCTTCCCACGACTTCCCCGGCTGGCTGCCGGGTATAGTTTCGACCGGTTGCCGTCCGGTCTTCGTCAGGCGGGCTGCGTATTTTTGACGTAGAATCTTTCGTTTTGGGGCAGGCACTTCTCGATGAAGTCTTGGGCCTCGAATGGGAACCGGAATACAGCAACAACGCAGGCTCTGGTTTTTCCGTCATCTTGGTGTTTCCCGTCGATATCGTAACAGACGGCCCATGTGCAAGAACTGATTTGCTCGTTCATTTTCTTTTCCTTTCTGCCCTGCCATCGTCAGCACTGGTGGGGC